GGAGAAGATCTATCTGAATACCATCGCGTTATATGTTTCCTAGCATCTCCACGTCAAGCCCTCCAGTTAGCATTCTATAACGGTCTGTGGGCCATTCATGCTACACCTAAGGATAACCTTGTATTAGCATTTGATGACTGGCAAACGGAAGATATCTTTAAAGGCATTCTATCATGTAAAGATAAGGACTCATTGCTGAAAGAGTTTACGATTGGTCAGAATAAGATGTGTGATCCAGATATGTCGTTTGAATTACTTGAACCACATACTCAAACGCTACTCGATGCTGTAAACTATATTGGTGAAAAGAAAGCACCAATGCTGCTATCAGTGTTTATGGGTGGTGATCTAAGTAAGCTTGTCGATTATCCTGAAGAACTACTTGTTGGTTATAATCCTAATCCGTATCATCGTAACCGAGTGCCAGGCAATCGTGGTGATATTCATATCGATGAGATGGAATATATGGAACAGATTATGATGCCTTCAGTCGAAGAAGATACAGTTGCTCCAGCTGATAAGGTTAAATGCTTTAACTTTGCATCATTAGTGCAAGGTAAAACCAAGCGTTGGTTAAAGCAACAGAATGCTGATTCATGGGAAATCGAGTTCTTTGGTTCACGTAAAGAAAAGCAACGTCGTCTTGGTGAAGGTGATATGTGTCAAGTATATGCCGAACAATGGGGTTGTCTAATGCCAGGATATAATCATGCTGGATCTGGTTGGTGGAGAGCACGCCCATTACAGCTAGCAGATGCTGGTTCTATTCTTATTGGTGAATACGAAGAGATGATGTTACTATATAATAATGAACAGCTTGCATCATTAAAGGCAAGTGATATCGTTAATCTTTCAACAGAAGAATTATCAAGTCTAGCTGATAGACAAAAAGCAGCTCTACTTCAAGAGCATCCATTAGATGAAACACTACAACAAAAGGAACTGAGTGTTATACTATGAAGTCAATATTAATCGTAGGCGCTGGATTCTCTGGCGCCGTAATTGCAAGAGAGCTCGCAGAAGCTGGACATAATTGTACTATAATCGATAAGCGCCATCATATTGGTGGCAATGCTTACGATTATGAGTGTAGTGGAATCCGTATTCATAAATATGGTCCTCATCTATTTCATACAAACAATAAAGAAGTAGTTGATTGGCTATCTCAATTTACTGAATGGGTTGATTATCAGCATAAAGTTAAAGCTCAACTCTCTGATGGTCGCTATGTAACATTACCAGTTAATAAGGAAACAAAGGAGATTGTGGGTGAAGATAATATCCTCGATACATTCTTTAGACCATATACTCTCAAGATGTGGGGTAAGACTCTAGATGAACTTGATCCATCTATTATTAATCGCATTCCAACACGTGATGATGACAACGAGTTATACTTTCCAAACGATAAATATCAGATGATGCCTAAAGATGGTTATACGAAGATCTTTGAAAATATCTTTAAGCATAAGAATATTAAGGTCTTCACTGGCACTCGTTTTACGAAGTCAATGGAAAAGAAGTATGATCATGTGTTTAACTCAATGCCAATCGATCAATACTTTAATAACAAGCATGGCGAACTTCCGTATCGCTCTATCAAGTTTCATAAGGTTCTTTTACCGATGGCTAAGGTTCTACCAACTGCTACTGTTAACTTTACACATGACGATCCATATACTCGAGTAACTGAATGGAAGAATATTCCTAATCATGGTGAATCAGCTACTCAAACAATATTAACATACGAAGAGCCATGTGATTATAAAGATAATAATAAAGAAAGATATTATCCAGTCAAAGATGTAGATGGTGTAAACAGGGAAACGTATAAAAAATATAAAGAAATGGTTGATACTGATCGTATGACTTTCATTGGTCGATGCGGAATGTATGTCTACGTGGATATGCATCAGGCAATCTCATCAGCCCTAGCAACTTCAAAGAGGTATTTAAAAGAATGCGTATAGCAATTACTGGATCAAGTGGTTTTATCGGTGGTCATGTAAAGAATAAGCTTATAGAACTAGGCCATACTGTCGATGAATGGGATTTTAAGATCGACAGGCCTGTACAGGATTTCGTAGATTTTCAATCACCTAATGTTGATTATGTTATTCATCTTGCTGCTTATGCAGATGTAAGGGAAAGCATTAATGAACCACAAAAATACTGGGACAATAATGTAACGCTTACTACCGAGATTCAAGAGTGGTGTAACTTCTACGATATACCTTTAATATATGCTTCATCTTCTTGTATACATGATTGGCATTTATCTCCATACGGAATGAGTAAGAAGATCAATGAAGAAACTGCATTTGAAAATCAGATTGGATTACGATTTACTACAGTTTATGGTGATGGTGCTCGCGATGAAATGCTAATTGGCAGATTGATTGAAGGTCGAGTAAGTTATTTAACGACTCATATTCGTGATTTTGTGCATGTTGATGATGTAGTAGATGTAATGCTACTATTGATTGAAAAAGAAATGGACGGTGTAACTCATCTTAAACCTGCTTATGATATCGGTACAGGCAAAGGTGTAGTTGTTGCAGATCTAGGACCACTAGCCGGATACGATATAGATATTAAACCAGGCGACAAATGCGAAGCTTTCGATAACACGGCTGATATATCAGATATTACAGAGCTCGGTTGGTCGCCAAAATATGATATTGAAGAATACATTAAGGATAAGACCAAATGAAATACGCAAGTATAGTACCACTGATCGGTGGAGAAACAATTGCAATGGAGAATGTGTTTGGGAAACGTCCTGAATATATTCTATCATATAGCGCATTTGCTAATAATGATTCTCAGATTTTAAATCATTATAATAATGAAGTGCCATATCATGTGATTGACGAAGGTAATGGTAAAACAGACTATGTCGATGTAGTCAATACTGTATGCCCATGCGCTGGGTTATCATCTCTATCTCCACAAGCCAATTCAAATAGCGCTGCAAATGATTGGATGTCCGAATCAGCTGAATACGTACTTGCTAATATTAAACCTAAAGTATTTTGGGGTGAGAATGCTCCTCGACTAGCATCAAAGATGGGCGAACCAGTCGTTAGAAAATTACGTAAGATTGCTGAGCATCATGGGTACACGTTTTCTATATATAAGACTAAGAGCATATTACATGGTTTATCGCAAGTTCGAGACAGAACTTTCTACTTTTTCTGGAAAGGAACCCAAGTGCCACTCCTTGGTTACGTCTCGAATCCGCACACTCGTATCGAAGATCATATTCGTTCTATCCAAAGACGCAAAGATGATCCAATGAATATCTTGACTAATGAGAAGATCCCATCAGAGAATCCTTACTATCGATATGTCTTAGAAGTAATCGAAGGTGGTATTACACATTCTCAGTTCCAAGATAAGATCGAAAAGACTACAAATCCAATGGATGAAATAGAAAAGCATACGAATTATAAAGTCGTTGCTCAATGGATGCGTGCAAATGGATATGATAATGAAGCTGCTAAGTGTGATCGTAAGTATCACAAACTTAAAGCAGGTGGTAATATTATGCGTAAGACAACCGAAATACCCAAGGATTATATTGGTGCTTTCGTTGGTCACTTCCCAACAAATCTATGTCACCCTGACGAAGATCGATATCTAACTGTAAGAGAAGCAATGTCTATTATGAAGCTTCCAGATGATTTCAATCTAATAAACCCTAAGGCTAATCTAAATCATATATGCCAGAACGTTCCTGTTACAACAGCAGAACATCCAGCTCGTATGATTAAGAAGTGGCTTGAAGGTAATACTGTTGATTCAATTGAGACTAAGTTCTTAGTTGAAGACAACAAGAAACGCACCTATGATTATGAAAATAACGGTGTACAATTAGATAGTTTTATGTTATAATATACTTTAATTATCAACCACAACAGAAAGAGAAATAAATGAAAACAAAGGAAAATATAAATGCCTAGTGTATGTTTACATCCGAAAAACTCGAAGAACAAGAAGCCTATGCCATTTGATGTGGCAATGCGTAAGTTCAGCAAGCTAGTCGATGAAGCAGGTATCTTGCAGAAAGCAAGAGAGAAAGAGTACTATGAAAAACCAACTGCTAAACGTAAGCGTAAGAAGAAAGAAGCGTTAAAGCGTCAAAATCGATTGAATGCTGAGAATCCAATTAATCAACGTAATAATAGGAAGTACTAATATGAGCGTTATGGATAAATTGAAAAAGAATTCTAAGATTAAGGAATCTTCGATTCTAAATGAAAGTAAGTTCTTTTCAGTAAAAGATCAAGTTGCAACCGATGTACCAATGGTAAACGTTGCACTATCAGGTGATCCAGATGGTGGTCTATCATCAGGTCTTACTGTACTTGCTGGTCCATCAAAGCACTTTAAAACATCATTTGCTTTATTGATGGCTGGAGCATATCTAAGAAAACATAAAGATGCAGTATTGTTATTCTATGATTCCGAGTTTGGTTCACCTCAGTCATACTTCGAAACGTTTGGTATCGATACAAGTCGTGTATTGCATACTCCTATCGTTGATGTTGAACAACTTAAGTTTGATCTAGTTGGTCAATTGGATAATATTGAACGTAAAGATAATGTGATTATCGTAATCGATTCTATTGGTAACCTTGCTTCTAAGAAAGAATTACAAGATGCTAAAGATGAGAAATCAGTTGCTGATATGTCTCGTGCTAAAGCTCTTAAGGGTTTATTCCGTATGGTAACACCATATCTTACAATGCGTAACATTCCATTGCTAGCTATTAATCATACGTATCAAGAGATTGGTCTATTCCCTAAAGCAGTTGTTTCAGGTGGTACAGGTATCTACTACTCAGCCGATAACATCTGGATCTTAGGTCGTCGCCAAAACAAAACTGGTACTGAAGTGACTGGTTATGACTTTGTAATTAACGTGGAGAAATCAAGGTTTGTTAAAGAAAAATCTAAAGTGCCTATTCAAGTCTCTTGGGACGGTGGTATTGAATCTTATTCAGGTTTGCTTGATGTTGCTCTTGATGGGAACTATGTTGCTAAGCCTAGCAACGGTTGGTATTGCCGTGTTGATCGCAGTACTGGTGAGTTGGTGCAACCTAAAGTTAGGGAAAAAGAGACTCTCAAGCAAGAGTTTTGGGAACCTATCTTTAAAGATACAGACTTTAAAAAGTATCTTACTGAAAAATACCAAATTGGTGCTAAACAAGCTAACGCTAAAATAGCTGAAAATAACAGTGTACAAGGAACCGAAAATGAGTTATAATACTATATTAGATGGTGATTACAAATTTGTTGAAAGTAATCTATCTGAACTATATGGTGTCAAGCTTCTGAGTGGTGACTTTGCCGATGTTGTTGTGACTTACGGCAAAGTCACTATTAAAGAAAATACTGATTCCGGAATCGCAACGCTAGCATTTTCATATCAAGTCAATGATCCAGCTAAGTTTCAAATGGATGAACTTGAATCAAATGAAGATTTTAAAAATTACTTAGGTGATGTGTTATCTCATGTTATTAACAGTAAAGACGAAGTTGAAGATGGAGAATTTGAAGATGTTATCCAGACTGACTGAAGCCCTTATTATGAATGCTGAAGGTAATATGGCTAAGCATAAGTTAAACGTTGAAGTACTTTTAAATAATCCAACTGGCAGTGCTGAGTGTTCGGATTATATTGAAACAATTCAAGGTGAGATTGATATGCTTACTCACTATGAAAAGCAGCTAGCAACTATTAAACGACACTTTGGACTATAAACTAATTGAAAAATGAAATCCCAACGCACATACTAAACCACTTACTTAATAACGAAGACTTTTGTCGGAGGGTAGTACCATATCTTAAGAAAGAATATTTTGACGGCGAACATAAGATTGTATTTGATCTAATTACAGACTTTGTCCGCGATCATAATAAGTTACCTACGAGTAGAGTGTTGGATATTGAAATCAAAAAGGTTTCAGCTCCAGATGAAGTACTTACTCGATCTCATGACTTGATTCAAGAAATCTCAGTCAAGTCTGATATCGATACAGAATATCTCATAACTGAATCAGAAAAGTGGTGCCGTGATAAAGCAATCTATGGTGCCATCATGAACTCTATCCAGATTATTGATGGCAAGAACGAAGAAATGACTGAAGGTGCTATCCCAGAAATTCTACAAGAAGCTCTGGGTGTGTCCTTCGATCAAGCTATTGGTCATGATTATATCAATGATGCTGATTCACGATTTG